TATTAAATATAACGATATGAGCGGCGACATTTCAAATGGTCAAATTATCGTAACAACTGAACAAGTAGAAAAAATAACAGCTATATTTCAAGAACTTTTTGCTGTTGGATTTCAAATTCAAGAGATTTCGCCTATTAACAAATATGGTGGAGATGATAAAAAGAGCATGCGCGCAAATAATACTTCTGCTTTCAATTGTCGAGCAACCACCGGTGGCTCAAGCTTCTCTCAGCATAGTTATGGCGAAGCTCTCGATATTAATCCGATGTTGAACCCATATGTCAAAGGTAGCACGGTAGATCCGGAAGAAGGCAAGCCATATGCTACAAAAACTGCTGCAGAGCGAGACGAGCTTGCAAAAACACAACCGGGCATAGTTACATCTGATATTGCAGCAATTTTTATAAAACACGGATGGCAATGGGGGGGCAACTGGAGAAGCCTTAAAGATTGGCAACATTTCTCTGTAAATGGTAAGTGAAAGGTGATAAACTATTTTTAGATAATAGTAAAGGAAAATAAATGGGTAAAAAACCAATATATACCGACCAGTTGAAGGCGGCTAAACAACAGTTAATGAAAGCCGGCGTTTCAAAAGAAGACGCAGACGCTATGATGGATCGAGCCGGCTGGGATCCTAAAAAATTAATAAATGATCCCTTTTTCAAACCTAAATTGATCCCACAAGATAGTGGCTTATATCATACTTTTGTACAGGCGCCCCCCATAGTTTTTAAGCAAGCCGACAATGAAGTTATATACCCCGCCAAATCAGCGCAAGCACAAATTGTATTTGGTACAGATCGAGGAGACTCCACACGTTCAGGGTGGGGAGCTAAAGGCTCCCAACGTTGCGCCAGTATTGATTTGGTTGTTGGTAGAATGGCTAGTGTTCGCAAAGGCAAAGGTCCAAAGCTAGGCGGCGATGGAAATGCGCTTGTTGATAATAGCTTTGTTTCTGATGCAGCCAGAATCTATATTAGCCAATTAACAGATATTGATAAGAATTTTGGAATAACAGAAGGGGCATATGGAGATCAGCATCAACGTTCTGGCATAGGTATCAAGGCTGATGGTGTTAGAATTATCGGCAGAGAAGGAATAAAAATAGTTACGGGGAAGGCTAACAATTTTACTGGTTTGGGTATGGCTGGTGAACGCAACTCTTTAGGTGGCAAAACTAAACAACCAGCGCCTCCAATTGAGCTAATCGCCGGAAACAACTCAGAGACCAAAGAAGTATTTGGTGGACTATTTAACACACCAGAAATGTATAATAATTTACAAGGCGTGGCAAGAGGAGAAAACACAGTAGAATGTTTTAGAGATCTAGCTGAAATTATTGATGAAATGTGGAGCGCAGTATTCAACTTTATGATTTATCAGATAATTTATAATGCCGCAATTGGCCCAGCATTATCTCCTCTTCCTGCGGCTCCAATAGTGGCAAGTGCTGCTTCAGCAGCTATTACAGCACACATAAACTTTTCACTTAATCCTCTTTATCATACGCGAACCAATAAAACAATGTGGGAACTCAATCACTTACAACGTGCAGGTTATCGCTACGTCGAAAGTAGGAATGTTTTTTCAACATAGGATTTAAATATGGCTGACGAAGAAATAGTAATAGAAAAAAAATCATCGTTTTTATATTATCAAGATAAGAATCGCGATGGATTAATTGATGTCTGTGAAGATCTGGTGGATGTTGAAGAAACACCTGCATGTCTTCCATGTTCTCCTAATCCTAATGCGCTTGTGCCTGATTGGCGTAACAAAACTATTGATGAGCCGTTTCTCAATGAGAAAACATGCGAATATCAAATTACAGTTAAAACCAAATATTCGAATACGGCGCCAGAAGAAATAATAACAAGTTCTGAAGAAAATCAAGATGCTATTGATGCCGAAATGGAAGGTCGATTTGATCAATATGTTGAAGCTGCCATAAAATCTCTTTTAAGTGTATACGACAAAGACGACTCTGATGAATCAAAAGCTATAGTTCAAGATGCAATTGAATACACCAAGTTTTCTTTAGATCCTCGTCCTCTTTCTAGATTAAAGCTTTTGTATTCTGTACCTTTTGATGTTTTAAACAATCTTCCCGATGCAGAACCAGAAGACGAAGATGCCGACGAAGATGATGAAGACGCCGGCGACACAACTGTGGTGTATATGGCTAATGACTTAAAGCCGCGTTTAATTAAAGTTCGAAAAAGTTTAAATCTCTATAATCGGTATTTAAAGGTGTACCGCGCGATGGAAGGAGGGAACGTATATATTGATGAATCTCACTTTACTGCACAAACAGGAGCCAATACCGGCACAAAAATACCAAAAGTTTTTCCATTAGACTTATATGGTGATGCTGGATTTTTTCCAACTTCGTTATTAGGAAAAACTATAGTACAGTTAGATAAGTTTTTAGTAGCAAAAAACTATAATTTACCAGGCGTGGGAGGCTTAAAGGGGTCTCGTAACGATAGAGTTGTCAAGATGGAGTTTAAATTTAGTGAAAAGTTTAAACTTAAACGATTAAAAATATGGACGGAAGGTTGTGGCGAGAAGCCGATAATGTTTAATAAAAAGCTCGATCCTCTTCGTTCACAATCTGCATGGAAAGACCCGACTGCCATGGCGTATTTTGCTCGTTTAGAAGCGATGGAAACTGATCTCACGGCGAGAACCCCAAAACCATGGCTAGAGTTTATTAAAGAACATACCTATCCTCTTGTGTATGATACTACAAATCCATTAGATTCGAATACTGATCCAGAAAATACTATTGGTAGTTGTATAGCTGACAATTTGGCCAAAGAAGCAAAACAACTTGGTCAAGATATTCTTGATGATGTATTCGGGATTGGAGATGCGATTGCTGCTGCTTTTCATAAAAATCTATGTCGTACTTCTTTAGGAGAGGTTATTGAAGACGATATTGAGCTAGGAAAAATATACGATCCAAATAGCAAAACTACAAAAAGTTTATATGCCATGGCCCAAGAACAGGCTTTTAAACAGCTTGAACAAGATGATCAAGTTTTTATGCATTTGTGCGCTAGAATATTAGGCATCACTACTGGCGCAGGCGAACCAAATGCTGCGATGGATATGATTTGGAAAGAGGGATTTGACAAGATTAAACTTTGTGGTTTATTTGATTTATTAATGGATGCTATTGGTTGTTTATTGGGGGGTATGGAGCTTGAGGCGGCATTGGCTAGTATGTTAAAAAGTGCCTTTCAATCAATGGGAGTTGACAACTTTGGTGATTTGTTTATTGGATTACCACCAGAGAAGCAACAAGAGCTAGATGCTTTAGTTCAAAAAAAGCTTGAAAGCGGAGATGTGTTCAAAGAAGGTTCTGTTAATCAACAGACATCTGATACGATTGCGGGCACGCTAGAATGGACAAAGCCATGGGAAGCATTATCAGAGGATGTTACAGAGGCCGAAAAAGAAAAAATGACTTCAGAACAGAAAAAGGCCGCCCGCAAGGCCGCGCGAACGGAAAGACAGAACAAAAGAAAAGAATCAATGGCCGAAACGATGACAGCTTCAGAAATGCAGGAAACATCTGAATCAAGTCGCAAGACACTATCGCAACAGTTTGATGTCGGCTCCGAAGAAAACCAAAGTAAGCTTAGCCCTAATGTTTTAATGGAAGCATATTTCTTAGCCATATTGGAGATATACCAGGATAATCTTCTTGATTTGCTTGATAAACTTAATAGTTTTCCTGGGGCCCCAATTGTAAGTAAACTCCTAGCGATGTTAGATTGTCCGCGCCCGCCGCTCTTTAATCCTAGCTTTATGGATTTTATTAAAGATATTGAGCTTCCGTTTTGTAGAAATATGAACGACATTACTCTTCCAAGACTAGAGAATCCTTTTGGGTGGCTTCCAAAAATAAAAGATATTATCGCCATCCTTTGGTACGTAATGAAGATTGAGATTAACAAATTAATCATGAAAATTTTAATGAAATTATTGGTCAAGATTTGTGAATTAATTGGAAATGCGCTTTGTAAAGCACTAGAAGCCACCGGCGCCATGGCAATGGCATTAGCCGGCGGCCAAGGTAGAGATGGTGTTGCTACTATTATTAAAAATGCAATATGTGGCGAAGATGCGGATAAAGAACAAGTTGAAGACACTATTATTGATTTATTTGATTCTTTGGGCAACGGCGCATCTTCTTTGGCGGATCGTGATCAAATATTGGGAATGGCCGAAGATCTTTCGTCGGGCACTACACAAACAGAAATGATGAGTGCTTTTTTGGGTGATCCATCACAAGAATTTTTAGATATTTTTGAAACAATTATCGAATATGAGTATCCAGATTTACAAGATGCATTTCCGAATCAGGATAAAATAGGTAATTTCTGTGCTAATGTGGGCAATTTAATGCCACTAGATTTTAAAGAACAGATGCAGAACGCTGTTGATAATCCAGCGGGCCCCCCAATGCCAGCCAATCCTTCTCTTTGTGCCACGCCAGAACAAATCGAAGATTTTAAAAATCTAAGATGTCAACTGTTGTCTGGGCGCGCCACCAAAGAACAATGTAATAAGATGTTTGATGAGCTTCCCACCGCTCAAGACTTAGATGATTTGGGAGCTATTCTTCAAAAAGGAATCCCAAACTATCTTTCTGACAATATGCCGCCTTTGGTTTCCGATCCTGGATGCGATAACGGCTTAATTCCATTTGAGTCTGAAGAGCAGAAAGCTGTTGTATCGGCAGCATTAGGCGGAGATCTTGAACAATTAAAGATTGCTTTCTCGTTTGATATACTTGGTAATGGCCCTGGCGAAAAAAAATGGGGATTAATCAATATGGTTCTTTCTGATACAATGGGAATGCCATATACAGCACACCAACGAAGAGTTTTTAACAGAAAAAAATGGGTTGATTTTTATATAGATGAGAGCGACACTCCCGACTTCGAAGCGGAAACCCGCGTAGCCAACGTTATGAAACAAAAGGGAGCCTACCCACAAGAAGTGGCAGGACATTTAAGAGATGAGCTAACAGCATTGGACACCACATTTATTTCAACTAATGATTATCAAGATGATAAACCCTATAAAAAATCATTTGATTCTTTGAATATCGGCAAGCATGGCAAAAGTATAGATTTATTAACGTTACCGGATTTAGGATATAACTATGAAACATTAGTGGACTATGAAGCAGAGAATATCGTCTTTGTTGAAAAAGCCAGAAAGGAAACTGCCGATGCATCATTGTCTTTTAGGGATAATGCCAAAGGAGATACCGATCAAGATTTCTCCTTTGGATTTGATATGGAGTTTTTTCTTTCCGATCTGATGTTGACTACCGGTTCATATGCCGCACAGCGACCCGGTGATAATGCTAGAATTAAAATCACAAATAAATTTAATGCTAATGCAGATTTAGATTTTTCTACATTACCATTTATGACAGGAGCAGAAAGAAGGGACATGAAAAAGGAAGCGAAAGACGCAGGTATTATTTCTGAGTTAAAGTTCGAATTCTTAACTGTCGATGACACACTTGATGGTGCGGATTTGGACAGTTATACAGAATTTTTGTCTACCTTTGAATCAAAATCTTCTTATATGCCGCAAATCATACTTTTAAAGGAAATTTTAAATGATAATGGAGCTAGTTTATCAAATAGCGAAATTAAAACATTCCATGATACGTTTATGTCTAGTATTTTTTCGACTTTCGCTACAGAGATAGCAGAAAACGAAGCTGCATTTACATACGGTGCGGTATTTGATGGTCTAGTCAAAGAGGATGTTGAATATGTCAACGAGGATGGTGAAGATTATCATGACGCTACAAACGAAGATGGGGATCCTATTACGAATTCTGATATGATTTTAGGCGTCAGTAGAATGCAATATGAAGTTGATAATGGCCAACGCGACGACGAAAATAGAGTTTTTTACTTAGACCCGGCACAATATGGTGGCTCATATATGAACCCGCCGCTGTACATAGCTCCGTTACCAAATGAAGGGTGGCTTGGTTTTGTAGATGTAATGTTCCCCGAGATAAGTCCATGTAAACCACAAAGAACTGATTTGATTGATTTTGAAGATATTCAGAGTAGAATAGATGAAATTTATCCATCTTTGCCGGAAGATGAAAGATTAAAATCTGATCCAGATTGTATCAAAGAACTTCCTTATGAAAGAATCTTGGAAAGATCATCTGTAGCAGCAATTGAGGGACTTATAACGGCCGCAATCCGAATATTCGTAAGTGTACATTTTATTAAAGCCATAGCAACATTTACGAAGTTCTATCCTAAGTTTACTGAAACTTATAGTTCACTTTTCGCGCAATATATTGTTGAAGATATGGAAAGACATTTTAAGAGCGCACAAAAAGCTGGTTGGGAATTTTTCAATCCTTTTAAAGATAGTGAATTTTGGTATGCGTTTCTAGAGCAGTCTGTTCAGACTTATGCAAGAAGAGTTGATAGTGAGGGAATTACGCCGCCAACAAGCACTTATGATGCTTTGGCCAATTTAAGTCGAAAGGTAAAAAAATATGACTATCCTTATCGTCCCGATCTACAGGAAGCGAAAGGGCTAACTGCTGGTCTTGCCGCAGCGGCAGCAGTGACGGTTGCCACTGGGGGCGTTGCCGCCGGCGCCGCCGCCGCTGTTGGTACCGCCGCAGCAAATGCCGCCACTGAAGGTGGACGAGTGAGTCTCTTTACTACTTTAAAAGGATATCGATCAACTTTAAACCTAGAGGCTGTCCAAGAAACAGAAGAGGATGCTAAGCTGGTACTTAAAGAGTTGGTTAATGAACAATTAAATTATATGGGTGAAAAGTTTATCGAGAATCTAGAGATTGTTGGAATGACGCCTGATGTTTTTGATTTGGATTATTATGTTTTCGAAAATTTAACACAAGGTAGCAGCCTAACATTAGGACAGGATATAAAAGAAGAGGTTGTTAATCTCCCAACTGAAGAATCCGAAGAAACTGAAGAGCTATATACTGCCGGTAGTGAATTCTCAAATACTGAAACAGGAGAGATGTACACGGGATATTATCACGTTACAACAGATGAGAATGGCGACACGACATATATGGCAGGAGAGTTCCACACAGAGGAGGCTCATGCAACACTTCGACCATTAGCAAATCAGGTAATTGTTCCAATTGGAGATGTAGAAGATTATGGATATGAACCCGAAGACAACGAAGAGCAACCATTTTTGATTGAGAAATACATAAGTATCAACGGCACAAAATATTCATCTGATGATGCTATTGATATTATCATGGGAAATGATGGAACTTTATTATTGTCCGATGTTTATCCAGGTACTTTAGAACATGTTCTTAATGAAGCTGGAGGAGTGGTTGGGTTGACCGGAGAGTTAGGAGTTAGATATGGATTACAATTTTCAGTAGTGATCGGAGGAGAAGCACATCCAGCTACAACTGTAGAAGTAGATGCGCTTGATTTAGCGATTAATCAAACTCCTCCATTTGAAGGAGAGAGTAAGCTTTTATTGTGTCTAATTAATATGTTGAAAAATGATAGTGTATATAAACTTGTAGCACAATATGTCTTTCCAATGAAAAAAATGCTGGCAACGTTGGCAATATATAATAGCGAGGCTTTCTTGCCGTCTATTGGAGAAATCACAGTAGCCGAAGATGCAGCATATGGCGCCGAAGCCTCCGATATTGATGGAAAGCCAGGGATGAAAGTTGTGATAGATGACGACGGAAACTTAACCACAGAGGCCACCGCTGAAGGATGGGCGAATGTCAAAGACCGTGCATCTAGTCCTTTCAACTTTGTTAGAGAATGGGACAACTGGGATCAAGTATTGTTAAGAAAATCAAAAAGTAGACTAAAGAAGCTCTTTAAGCCACATTATAATTCTAGAGAATTTGATCCCGGAGATGACAAAACAGATAGTCCAGGGAAAATTCTTTTAAATAGCTTACGTGAATCTTTCAAGTTTCCTGCTGGTATGCAACTACTTCCATGGTGGAAGCGTAGGCTTGTTCGGCCCAATCCTTTTAATTCTAAGGGAGAACTTTGTGAAAAGGAAGATTGAATCTAATTATAAAGAGGTAAAACAAAATGTCTTCATTTAGTGTTGCACTTCCATTAGAGTTAGACGACAGTGACGGCTTTGTAATGTTGAAAGACGTTAAAAGCTTAATCAAACAAAATTTTAAAATGCTTTTATTGACTAATCCAGGCGAAAGAGTAATGGAACCTGATTTTGGAGTAGGGATTAAGCGTTTTTTGTTTGAGAATTTTGGCTCTGGAACCGAGGCGCAGATAGATACAAAAATTAGAGAACAAGTAAATATCTATTTACCTGTTATAAAAATACTACGTATTTCTTTTGGAGTTAGTAATCCGGATCATAATCATTTGGGATTTTCCATAACTTATTCTATTCCGGACATAGGGCTCAGAGATTTATTAGAATTTACTATTTAAAAGAAGAGGATTTATAAATGTCAGATGATCAAAAAAAGATTATTCCAATTGATTATACTCATAGGGAATATTCTAGTATCCGCCGCGACTTAATGGAAATTGCTGAAAGACACTATCCAGATAGTTTTCAGGATTTTAGCGAAGCATCTTTTGGCTCTTTGATGTTGGACGCTGTTGCTTATATTGGCGATCAATTGTCATTTTACCTAGATTATAATGTTAATGAATCCTTTTTAGATACTGCTTATCAATATAGCAATGTTCTTCGACATGGTAGAATTTTAGGATATAAAAACACTGGACGCCCCTCAACTTATGGAACGGTTGCTTTGTATATTATTATACCATCATCAAACACTGGTATAGGACCTGATACAGCATATATTCCAGTTTTAAAAAGAGGAACGCGTTTCACATCCACTACTGGATTAAACTTTCTTTTAACAGAAAATGTAGATTTTGCGGATCCAAAACTCCCGGTAGTTGTGGCTCGCGTCGATACTGATACTGGGGCCCCAACTCATTATGCTATTAAGGCATATGGGAATGTTGTTTCTGGCTATTATAACCAACAAGAGATAGAATGTGGCCCGTATGAAAGATTTAAAAGAATAAAACTGGCAAATACAAATATATCAGAAATTATTTCTGTTTTGGATTCTCAAGGAAATGAATATTTTGAAGTAGATTATTTAGCTCAAGATATGGTTTTCAAAGAAATCTCAAATACTAATTTTAGAAGTGATAATGTGCCGTCTATTTTAAAGCCTTATCTAGTATCTAGAAAATTTATTGTTGAAAGAGATAGATTTTCGACGTATTTGCAATTTGGAAGCGGAAAAGCTGGAGAGAGTGATGTCGTGGCCGATCCACAATCAGTTGCTATAGATGTGTTTGGAAAAAACTATATCACAGATACAACTTTTGATCCAACGAGACTCTCAAAAAATATTACGTATGGTATTGTTCCATCTAATACTACGTTGACAATCGTTTATAGAATAACAAATCCGACAAATGCTAACGTTGGGGCCAACTCAATAACAGGAATATCAAACAGCGAATTTGATTTTAATGATCGTGCCTCTTTAGCTTCTAGCACGGTTCAAACAGTTATTAATTCTTTAGAAGTGAGCAATGAAGAACCAATTATTGGAGACGTTTCTAATGCTTCGACGGGCGAATTAAAAAGAAGAATTTTTGATACTTTTCCAACACAAAATAGAGCAGTTACACAAGCAGACTACGAGAGTTTGGTTTATAGAATGCCGGCTAAATTTGGCGCTATAAAGAGGTGTTCAGTTCAACGAGATCCAACTGCTAATAAAAGAAATTTAAATATGTACGTGCTTTCTGTTGATCAACAAGGTTTTTTAACACAAGCTAATTCAACCATTAAAAATAATTTAAAAACATGGATTGATCGTCATAGAATGATAAATGATACAGTTGATATTTTAGATCCATACATTATTAATTTGGGAATTGAATTTATTGTTAAGCCTACTAATAATGCAGACAAATATCTTTTGCTCAATGCATGTGTCGCCGCGCTAAAAAAGAAGTATTCTGTACCGTTTTTTATTGGAGAGCCAATTTCTATTAGTGATATATACACCACTTTAAACAAGGTATCTGGAGTGTTAGATGTGATAAAAGTTAAGTTGGTGACTAAAACAGGCAGTAATTATTCCGGAGTAGATATCGAAATCAATAAAAACCTATCTCCAGATGGTTCTTCCTTGATTGCTCCAAAAAATGCGATTATTGAAATTAAATATCCACAAACCGATATTAGAGGAAAGATTAGATAATGGCCATTAAAAAGTATATTGCCGATGCGGATACAACTATAGTTAACGCTTTTCAATCTGATTTATCTACGCGCGCCACTGGCTCCAACGCCGGCGAAGCAGATGTTCTTGAAACGTTTTCGATTTATGGTAGACAGTCCACTAGTTCCGCTGAGCTTTCTAGAATTCTAATTAAATTTCCAATAACAAGCATAACTACAGACAGAACTAATGCTGTAATTCCCGCTAGCGGGAGCGTTAGTTTTTATCTTCGTATGTTCAATGCAGGCCATTCTAGAACGGTACCAACTGATTATAAAATAAGTGTTTCTGCTGTATCTCAATCTTGGCAAGAAGGGGAGGGTTTAGCTTTAGAGCTTGGACAGTACAAAGATCTTACGAGAGGAAATCCCGGCGCCAACTGGATGAGCGCTTCGAACACAACGGCATGGACGACGGTTGGAGGCGATTATTTAACAGGTTCAGCCACTGCTGTTAACTTGATTTTTTCTAAAGTTGTCGATCAATCTTTTACAACTGGATTAGAAGATATAGAAGTTGACGTTTCGGATTTTGTTGAAAAATGGATAGCTGGAGCAATTGGCAATTATGGCTTTGGTGTTTTTCTTTCTTCTAGCTATGAAGCATATTTCTCTAGTTCGACTGCGTTGCCCACGGGAAGTGTACTTCAAAATGTAAATGGCGCCACAGATTCATATTATACGAAACGATTTTTTGCAAGAGGCTCACAGTATTGGTTTAAGCGCCCAGTACTTGAAGCTCGCTGGGATGATTCGGTTAAGGATAATCGTGGTGGTTTTTATTATAGTAGCTCACTGGCGCCCGCGTCAGAGAATCTTAATACAATTTATTTGTACAACTATGTTAGAGGAAGATTAAGAAACATTCCCGTTATTGGAACTGGAGAAATTCTAGTTAGTCTTTTCTCTGGTTCGTATGATAATAGCTCTCCTTCGGGATCAAAACTTGTACTACACAATGGTAAATATAATGTAACTGGTGGTTACGTTTCCACAGGTATTTATTCGGCATCGATTGCAATTACTGCAGCTTCTACTCCTTTAACAGCACTATATGATGTATGGCATAGCGGAAACGTTGGTGAATCTACAACTGGTGTAGAATATTTTACCGGTTCTATGACGCCGCTTTCGTTGAATGGCGCCCAGTCTGCTGCTAAGCCGGTTTATTACTTGAATATTACTAATCTAAGAGATAAATATCGTGCGGACGAAACCGCGAGGTTCAACTTATATGTAAGAAATAAATATTGGAATCCAACTATTTATACAGTGGCGCAGTCTTCGCCGCCAACTACAACAATACCTAGCGCATCGTATAGAGTTTACAGAGTATTGGACTCATACGAGGCTGTTCCTTATGGAACTGGTAGCGATTTACACACTGTATTATCATATGATGTTTCTGGAAATTATTTTGATTTTGACATGTCTCTATTAGAGCCAGGTTATGCATATGCACTTAAATTTTCTTTTTATGATTCTGGATTACAAAGTTGGATGGAGCAAAACGAAGCTTTTAAGTTTCGAATAGAAGATTATGAGTATTAAAAAACTTTTTGAGTCTACAGACAAATCAACAAATTACCTTTCTGACACTACTGAAAAAGAAGTATTTGAAGAAGTAGAGTCGGCAAGAAACGTTGAAGCAATTGCTGAAAAGCAAAAAACATATATACCACATGTAGATTATTCCGATCCAAGCAATTTTGTTAAGTATGGTTCTGCGTATCTATATTACAAATCTGCAATAGAAAGAATTATCGATTACTATCCATATGATGGTTCAGATGCAGAAGTAAATGAGTTTTATAATAAATCATTAGATATTGAAAAATATATATTCAATAATCACTATCCACGAACAAATGGTTATGCTGTTTTAAGTTCTCAGGGGTGGGGCACCAAGACCCTCACTAGTGGCAGCTATAGCAATTCAGATAGTGATGAATATATTACCTTTTATGGTGGTCCCTCAAGCGGGTCATACACAACTTTGGCCGACGCCTTTTCTAATCCAACAAACAATAAGCCGGCCCAATCAACCATATATGATACCGACATATATACAACTGCAAAACTACCAACTGACTATGGCCATGGCACCAGAGAGTCAAACCTAAAATCAGATTTTGACAAGGGAGTTACGGTTGAGTTTTGGTTTAAGACTGGCTCAGTAGCCAGCGCCGGCAAATCTCAGAAACAAGTAATATTTGATATGTGGAACAATGTTGCAACATCCAGCGCCGATTATGGACGAATTACAATTGATTTTCAGGCAAACGCAGCAGGCACCCCATTTCGTATTACGGCTCAGTCTGGTAGTCCAGAAACTGCAAATTTTAAAGGCATCCAGGGACAATCGATTGGCAACAATATCACAATAACAACTATAAGTGATTGGAAACATTATGCATTTGTTTTTTATAACACGGGCTCTGGGCAAAAAGACCCCAATGATCATTTACGGCCCCCAGGTTCTAATGAGGATCTAGTTGTCAAGTTATACGTTGATGGTGTCTTAAATGATACCAACTTATATATATCGTCTAGTATGGCCGGCGGTGGGCCCACCGGCAATGGCGCCATTGGCGAACTTAACTCTAAGAATATGGTTGGAAGAATTGGCGCTCTGCAAACTGCACCTTCGGGAACTGTTACGCCCACATCTTTGTTAACAGAGATGGCCGGATTTGGCAAGCTAAGTGGCTCAATTGATGAGTTCAGATTTTGGAAGGTTAGGCGAAACTCTCATCAGATTGCAAAGAACTGGTTTACTCATGTTCGAGGCGGAACTAATACTGATATCTCTAATACAACTCTTGGCGTTTATTATAAGTTTAATGAAGGTATCACCCAAACATCGAGTATCGATAGTAATGTTTTAGATTATTCTGGAAGAATCACGAATGGTACATGGACTGGATACGTTGCAGATTCTAGAAATATTGGTTCTGCAATAGTTTCTGCTAGTGCTGCTTCTTCAGAATATAAAGATCCGATTATCAGAACCTACCATCCTGACGTTGCAAAACTAAAATCTGGATTATTGAATAGCGGATCGTATCATGATTCAACTAGTATTTCTTCTGTAGTGAGTCTTCTTCCAAGTTGGATTATAGAAGACCAAGAAAATACTGATGGAAACATTCAAAAGCTTTCTCACATTCTTGGCGCATATTTTGATAAACTTTATCTTCTAATTTCGCAAGTTCCAAAATTTAGAAACCAAACTTATACGAGCGCCTCACATTCGCCTTTGCCCTTTGCGCAGCACATGCCTCAATCGCTGGGATTATATACTCCTGAAATATTTGTTGATTCAGATATATTGGAACGATTTATGAATCGTACTCAGACAAAAATGTTTGAAGGCGATTTAACAGAAACCAAAAACCTAATTTATTTAAACCTTTATAACAATTTAGCTAATATCTATAAAGCCAAAGGAACTGAAAAAGCCATTCGAAATGTATTTAGTTGTTTTAATATCGATGAAAACATAGTAAAATTAAATGCATATGCCGATAATCAAGTCTATGAACTAAAGAACAATCTTGTTCAAACTCTTGTTAATAAATCATCAATAAACTTTAGCCAGAATAATCACGAAGGAGTGGTATATCAAGCTGTTAGTGCTTCAAACCCTAATGCTCGTGGATATATTTCTGGTAGTTCCAAGGGCACTGTACATGTTGCAGAGGGTGCTGAAGATAAATATGGTTTTACCGTGGAAACAGATATTCGCTTCCCCAGCTTCAGAGTGTCTGATCCGATTGACAGAAACTTTGAGGAAGTCTCTTTGTTTGGCATGGGCACTGTTTATGCTACAGGCGCCGCCGGCCACAATGGTACCAATACTACATGGTTGGGTGGTTATGGCAGTGCCTCTTATGATTATACCAACTTTCAAGTATTTGCTGTTCGTGATACTCCTTATTCAAAAAACGTTTATTTTAAAATATCTTCTTCATATGCGCCAAACTATTTTCCAACGTTGACAAGTAGTGTTTTCTTTGGTGTTTATGACGATCAGCGTTGGAATATTTCTGTTCGACTAAGGCCGCAAAATCCTTTTATTAATATTGTGTCTGGTGCTGTAAGTCCTAGTTATGATCTGGTTTTCCAAGGTGTTAACTCAGAACTTGGGACTATTCAGAATAGTTTTACGATGACTGCTTCTCTACCCCAGACCAATGCCCGCAATATTTTAAGAGCCCCAAAAAGGTTATATGCCGGCGCCAGAAAGACAAATATTACCGGTACAGTATTACAAAAGTCTGATGTTTATTTCAGCAATATTAGATATTGGGGAAAATCTCTTGAAGATAGAGATTTAGAACAACATATATTTGATATTCAAAATCGTGGAATATCGGGTTCATATCAACATATCTCTCCGAAAGATCCCAATCTGGGCAATGCGGATGTGCTTAACTCCAATATGTTGGTATTAGATTGGAGCTTTGATGATGTCACCGGCTCCAGTGATACTGGCAACTTTTATGTAACAGATATGAGTTCCGGCTCTGTAGAGTTACAAAACAACTATGGATGGGTTGGTAAGTTATATGGTTATCAACATACTGGCTACGGAACTGCTTTCTCAACTTCATCTAAGGATGTTGTACCTACTGAAAAAGTAAACTCGTATAAATTTATAGATCCCGAAAGAGTCATTTCTTCGGATATGATTCAGATTGTTTCTGAAGATGAAAAAGTTTTCGGAGTTCATGAGGTTAAACCAGATTACATTTATTCTTTAGAAAAAAGTATGTATAATGCTATTTCGGAAGAAATGCTTACTTTCTTTGCTGGAGCGGCGGATTTTAATAATATTATTGGAGAGCCAGTTAATCGATACCGTGATAGATATAAGACTATGGAAAAACTCAGAGAGATTTTCTTTAGAAGGGTTTCTGATGTAAAACAAGTAGAAAAATATATGGCCTATTACAAGTGGTTCGATGACGCTTTGGCCGAAATAATTGAACAACTAATTCCAGCTTCTTCTGGATTTGTTGGAAACTCTCTCAATATCATTGAGAGCCATGTGCTAGAAAGAAACAAATATCAAACAAAGTTTCCAACATTAGAATTTAAAGCCGATGACCCAGGTGGAATAATAACAGGATGGGAGTTTAACCAATGGAACTGGATTGAAAACGGCGTCCCCATACCTACCTCTCCACGTAAAACTGGAGAACGTAAAGATTTTTGGCTGAAAAGGGCAAAGAGAGATTCGCCTGAAATCACAACCGGCACTGCTTCGATTGATAACACAAGAGAATTGTACCGCCGCGTTAGCTGGTCCGTACCAACTTTAACAGCTAGCAGTCCGCTTCTGAGTTCATTCAACGGCTCGACGTATGTTGGAGATAATTACAAAAGCGAGGTATTTGCTAAGACTTATAACTTAGAGATTGGCAATCCTCGTAGTCGTGATAATCACTATCGCACTTTTAAGGCCGGCACTAACTTCACTGATAATAAAAACATTCACTTTACTTATAATGCAGTTTATCCGGCCGGCCCCGTTAATACTGAGAATAATGTGTTTGTTCCAACAAATGTTTTATTAGGCTTTGCTGAAGATATGACGCCACTCCCAGAAACTAATGATTGGGAAATTGATAATCGTTTCAAAACGCTTGTTAAAAGATATATTCCGATTAAGCACGGTAGAGATTATAAAGGCGGCCTAGGCTACAGTAATGTTAAATCATCTTTTGCTTTCCCTTTTAATATTATCAGTTCTTCTGTAAAAACTGGATATAACAAGTATGTCATTGATACTGTAACAAACAGCATAGAAATTACAAATCTTCATCATGATACATATGGGGAAGATATGGAAATACCCCTGCAAGGACCATTTACAAATTATGCTGTAGGCGGACATCAATCAAGACATGTTAGGCTAAACACTGGTTCTGACAACTACAGAAATCGTCCCGAAGCATGGAAACTAATTCTCGGTGGTTGTCCTCTAGGTACTGGTGCTCTTGGTCTTGCCGGCGCAGATTATCCTTGGCCAGAAGCCAACACTAAAGGCGACCGTCCATATCCGATGACCGCTTCACAAAAAGCTGTTTATTATCGCGACGAACTGGCAAAAAGACCAGTAAATATTCGCAATATTCATCTTGCAACCAGTTCTAATGGCACTATTTTAGGCAACTATGATCAGTTATATGATGTAGTGAACTCAGTAGGAGCTTTCTTAACGCCAAGAAGGTTTGTTGATCAGCGCCCAGACTTTACTCAAGTGTTTAATAGCGGTGTAGATGTTAAAAAAGCAAATATTGTTGGCAACTTTATGGGCCTACGTCGGACAGACGCTGGACATTTTGATTTTGGACTAACATATGCACCTACTCAATTTACGGGTTCTGGGCAAAATAGAACCATAATAGTGGGACGCTTCCGCCACCAAGGCGGTCCAGAGGTGATGTCTCGTGGATTTCAAGATATTCGCGGATCCGAATACTCACAATATAACGCATTTAACTATCGAAATTTAACTGTCCTTAAACCATCTCAGGGTCCAGCCGGGACAATTTCGGAAGCAACTGGTGCCGGCATACCGGGTATTAAGGTTTTCGACATTCATAAGAAAGACTATGGCTTGTATTCTCATTTGGCTCGTCATACTGCAAGATTTGGAAGAGATAGCTTGGTGTACCCTGGATCCGATGGTTTGGCGCGAGATCCTTATAATTTAAATAAATCATTTATGGAATATGGGGGGTTTGGTGCATATCGCTCAGAAAACACTTTGCAAGCTTGGTGGAGATTAAAGGAAAATGTATCTTCTGCCGGAACTGTTCCAAATGCCGCCGATGGCAGCACCGCAGCTACGGATGGTGCATTTGATGCTTCTGGGGATCGACCAGCATATTCGAGAACATTGTTTCCTTCTAAGTATGTTCAAACTGCCAGTTGTACTTTTGATGGGAGCGATGATGGTGTAAATGTCGGAGGCGCCGGAACTTGGAATGCGATTATAGGTACTACGGCTGCTTCAACTAAGAAGATAACGCTATCTGCTTGGGTGTTTAAAACTGGCGATGGAGGTGGAAATCTTGGTCGCATAGCAGATTTTGGCTCCACCGATCTTGCGATATATACTACTAGTACGGAACAAATTTATTTTCTAGCAAAATGGAACGGCAACAATGCAGTTTATTGGAAAACCGATGCTGGAGCATTTTCATTAAATACTTGGAGTCATATCGTCGTTACATATGATGCTGCTGATTCCTCTAATGACCCAAAGATATATGTTAATGGCGTTGACCAAAATGCTGCATATTCTAGCGGAACTCAAACTGGAGCTTATTATGGAATCCAAACTGGGAATTCTTATATAGGAAACAGAAACGACGGAGCTAGAGCCTTTGCAGGACAAATATCAGATGTTGCTGTTTGGAATTCTATATTATCTGCTGATGAAATTAAAGCAATATTTAACGCCAGTAAATTACCTGACCAATTTGGAGCAGGAGCATCTTCCGACGATTTCCCAGGGTTTCACAAAGTTCATAGAAATAGAAAAAGAACATTCAGAATAACCAATGATGGCGCCCTATCTGATCCTAAGACCGTAAAAATTATATCATCATCGCAATATGATAATTTTTATGTGCAACACCAGATTCCCAGGTCAGATAAACAATATTCGTGGTTTACCGGTTCTTTGGGAACAGAGTCTTGGACTGATTTAAGATATGCATCCTTTGCGCCTATTCGAACCGCAACAGAAGGATTTTATTCAACTTCGGCTGGTTATATTCCTTATTTTAATTTTGTTACTTCTAGCTTCCTTTACGGAGCAACAAAAAATTCTGTTCCATACACCTATATTATACAACCAACAAATAGATTAAATACAATTATAATTGATCCTGTTTCGGGAGCTACTGATAATCTTATAGGCTTTGGTAATGTTACAGGCTTGACCCCCAAACGCGAAGGTGGAGTGAGATATTTTAATGGCGATATAACTGCTAGTTTTAATACCCCGACCGATCCATTTTCGCCACGGAGTGCAAATTATTTTAATGCCCTTATGGCACACAGAGGTAATACTTTTGGTTGGAATTGGAAGAAAAACAGACAGTCTAATAATCCGATTCTGCTCAAAGAAAGGAAAGATAACGCAATAACAGCAATATCTGGTTCAGATAACAAATTAGTTAAATATAGATTAACGCCAGTTTCTATGAAGGGCCGCCCAACTTATGTTAACTTTTTAGTTGATGGCACAAATAATGCGACTCTTAAGGCAACTAATAATAATCTTGAGATATTTTTTGATGAGAACAGATTAGACGAACTGTGTTTCTCATCATTAGGAGAAATTACAACACCTTTTGATGATGCATGGGACACGCTTAAAGCAAATAGTTACACTGTAAATTGGGTATTATATAGTGAAGCACTATATCCTTCATTATATAATGAGTTTTATACTTCTTCTATTAATAGAATTGCATATGATAATAGGTACTGGCGAGATCTTCGTACTGATAGAGATTTTGTTGGTTTTAGGAATGCAACATCTTTTAGTCAATCATTGGGGCGCATGTCTAATAACGTGCTTAGTATCTCTCAAAGTTGTTGGCCATTAGATGCACAAACTGATTTTCTTACAAGAACAGAACCACCTTTAGGTTCTACGTGGGCATATAACGACGTTTTAATGTTGTCCGGTGGTGCTGGAGAATTACAAAATAATTATTTTCACGCCTTCCCAACAGTGCCCTTTGTCACAAAGGACTTCCTAACAGTCGGCTCTGTCACCAAACAACGCAAAAAGGTTAAATCTCTTTCACCCGGCGCATTATATGCCAGAAAACACATGAATCTTCATCCTCATTCTGTTGTTGCTCCTAGTGGCATAGAAATACCACAACGACCGGTCGAAGTTGCTAAATCGTTAAATGATATATATGCAATGAAATATTGGATCGCGACCGGCTCTGGCGTTATGAGCGCCCACCCATCTAAATATTATATTCAACTATATGCCGGCGAAGCTTACTGGGATGCGCCAGCAAATGCTGGTATTCTTGTCAAAGACGGCACCGCCACGACATTTGAATCTCGCCCTTCAAAGCCTTGGTTTAGCAAGTATGAAGATTTTGGACACGATTTGAAATTGATAGCAAAAGATTTCACGGTGGTTCCAGAGTTTAGAATCAGCGAACACGTTGATGATTATTTGAAGCATGGGCTGTTTAATAAAGGGAAATTTGATACATTTGAAATTCCCGGTACAGGTATTAATAGCTCTAATTCTACATTTTATAAAGATTATTCTAATTCAGATTTTATGAATAACTTTTTAAATATAAAAGAACAAACATCTTTGGCCGGCGCGGAGATTAAATTAGTGTGTAGTGCTGCAATTAGGCTTAATCCATACAAGGGATTTTATCCGGCCCAGCGAACTTTAGATTTGGTATCACAATTTTCACGTTCATTTGCCGGCGGCTTCGAAGCAACAGGAAGCGATGTCTTCTCTTTGATTGGCACGACTTATCCTAGAGGGGGTACCTTCACCTCGAATCAGAACCCGCCCACTCCTCGACAATTAATTAGACAACAGGGAGGAGCTTTGAGGCCTCTTATGCAATCGTTATTCGCACCAGGAATTTTATATAATTCTATCAAATCCGGAATGGCGGTAGACTATCCAATAGTTAGCGTTTCGGGAGCCAAATATAATGCTTTTTATGGGCTCTCAATGAAGGACTATAACGCCTTGGCCGATCCCGGAGGCAAGGACGACTACCCCGACTATATCGCCGGCGCAGCAGATGCAAGTCGATCTTTTTGGGCTATTACGTGCGATCCTTACGCTGACGCAGGAAAGACTACAGGTTGGGACGGATCCGGCTCTTTCTTTGATTTTAGGATCCCTTTTGAAGCTATTATAGAGCCAGGAATAACACTTAATAATGTAGCAATAATTGATATGGAGCCACATCCATCAGCGTCATTGAATGTAACAGCGTCTATGAGTCTTAAAAACGCAGATAAAACATATTCTAAAATGGCTAGCAATTTCTTTGGAGAGGTTGGAAACTTCTTTTTAAAGGATAAAACATATACGAAATTACAATCAGGTATTGTTAGCGATGATTTAAAATTCAAGAGTGGTAGTGTGTATGGCGCCAGATTAAAAATGAGACGTAGTTTGAGTGGTTCACGAACTTATACTATGGAATCTGGCGCGTATGATAGTAATAATTCTAATGTGCCCTATTCGGATATCGGAGGAGCTTTATTTACTGGTGCCGCCGGCGTTGCCACGAACTCTAGAAAATTTTATAAAGGAAGCGGATATCCTCTTCCGCAAGATCCGCGCCAAAATGAATCTCTTTATGAGACATTTACAATGTACAGCAGACCATCAGCATTTGGGCCAAATTTAGCCGGCCGGCCAACAGGCTCTGAAGGTACTATGGCAACAATTG